CGCGCACCCGTGATCTGGTGCTTGATGCCGTCCATGAAGACTTCGATGGTGACGGAATCAAAGTCGGCGGATACCGGGGTATATTCGGTGTCCGTCCCCGAGGTGATGGTTTCGTCAAAGCCACAAGCCATCAGCGCATCGCCATAGGCAGGCCGGGTGCCCGCCGTGCCCGAAGACGCCAGTTCGACATCGAAGCTTAGTTCGACGTGCTGATCCAGTTGGATGCTGGACGACTGGCCGAAATATGGCCGGACGAAATCACGGGTGGCGGAATTGCCAGCCAGCGGAGTGAGTGAGACGTTGCTGACCAGGAAGCAGTCGGTGCCTGCCAGCGTTGCAGCGGTGCCGAAGGTCGTTTCCTTCTTCAGCGCCACCAGGGTTTTGTTCATAAACAGGGCCATAGCGGACTCCGGGTTTTAAGCCGGGGTCGCTATGCCCTGAGTGCCTTCTGCGAAGGGTCGTCAGGACGGGTGCCCGTCGTGGTGTTAAAAAATCAGTTCAGGCTTTTTCGGCCTCTTTCATCCAGTCCTCAAGGGCGCTGATAGCCCCCTTGGCCACGCGGATGAGCGTCTTAATCAATACTTTCGTGTGAGGTTTCATCCGTCGGCTCTGTCGGTAGCGGTTCGGGTATGAATGTTTTCTTCGTGGTCTTGGCTTTCACCTCGGCCACTTCGACACAGCAACGGGCCTTGGGGGCCGTGGCCGGTGTCAGCAAGGTGCGTTCACCCGTTGCCGGGTCTTTGGTCCATGTCGCCATCAGGGGGCCTCCAGGTGGTCAAAGTAGAAGCTGTAGGCATACTCGTCGCGCCATACCGTGTAGCCCGCATCGAGAAATTCCATGCGGCCTGCCCGGTAGGTGATCGGGTCACCATTGCTTTCGGGTTGGTAGTCGATGATCGCGTCACGGACTGCATCGCGCAGGGGGAGCAGGTCATCCAGCGTCGCGGTCCCCATCACCAGTCCGAGGCGAACCTCGATGCGCTGGAGCGCGGGGGCGTTGATGCGCTGATTGGCGCCTGCGGTTTCGGCTAGATCAGTGATCCAGACGGTGGGGCCGTTGGCTAGGCTGGCCGTTTCTGGCGGTAAGCCGACCACGACCTTGCCACTGAGTCCTTCGACGGTTTCCAACTGCGTCACGATGCCGTCGATGTTCATGCCGGGGCCATCCTGGCCTTGCGAATGCCAGCCGAGTCCACGTCATCAATCTCGATGACGGTGTACTCGATCTCGCCCACGGTCACGGCTGACCGCACTTCGATTTCAGGGAAATCCGCTGCACGAAACATCAGATGTGCGCCGTTGACCATCTGCACGGTATTGCCCAGCATCATGTCGTTTTGAGGTGTGACAATTGCTGTGCCTTCCACGTCGTCAATGCTGACGGCGCTGCCAAACACACGCTCCAGAGAACCGTGGGCTTGGCTGGCGAGTTGGTCAAAGGCGCTGGTCACGATTAGCTGCCGGTCGCAACCGTTCCAATGCGACGATCAAAGTCTGCACGGATAGTGGTGACGCCATTCCCTGCGGCTTCGCACGCGATGACGCAGTTACTGACATCGCCGGTTGCTGGGGTCGCCAGATTGTCGTCAAACTTGCCTGCGGAGGCGTCCCAGATGATGTTTTCACCCTGGGCAATCACCGCGCCGGAGACTTTCTGCACGGTGAAGACGCCTTCGAGATACACCGAGCCGCTGGCACCGTTGGCAATATCCACCGCCGCCACGCCCATCGTTTTGCCGATGACCACGACTTGCCCTGATTCAACGGCAGAGCCGGTGCTGTTGGTCCAAGTGATGACATCACCGGATGATTTGAAATTGTTAGCCATTTGCGTTCCTCAAAGAGTTAGCTGGTGGGGCGGCGAACCGCCCCGATTCAGTCCGCTGGGGATCAGGCCCCATCGTTCCAGTAGATGCCGCGATAATCGACGATGCCGACACCGAAGGGCAGCTCAACCGACCAGGACAAGCCCTTGGTGCGGAAGGACTCTTCCTGCTGGATACGCGGGTTTTGGTTGCCGTCGAGGAAGACCACTTCGATGACCGGCGCATCGGTCGGGTTAGCCAACAGATACCAGCCCGTGCTGAGACGCGGGGTGTCGATGACGGTACTGATAAGGCCGTTGACCTTGTTCGGCACCAACAGGCGAGCCGCTGAGTCCGGGTCATACTGAGAGCCAGCGACCACGCGGGCATTGCCGCCCATGCTGATCGGGCAGAGCAGGATGCTGGGGCGGATGTTCAGATAGTCATTGCTATCGTTGTCCATCTGCTGGGCCATAGCGACGCGGCCTGCATCCACAGCGGCCACGCTAATCGCGCCACCCGCCGTCTGGATGTTGCCGTGAGCGGAACTCAGCAGTGCGTTGCCATCCGACATGTTCGGGTTGGCAATCAGCTTGGCGTAAACCGCTGCCTCAATCGTGCGAGCGGCGGCGCGGCCTAGCGCGGTGGACTGATTAGCAATCCAGTCGAAGTCATCGTTGACGATGGTTTCCGGCGTGACGCTGATGATGTTGCCGTAGCGGCTGGCCTGTACGCTTTCAGCGGTGGCATCGCTGATCGGCATGTTGGTCAGTTCGCCCGCTTCGTTGACCGCGGTCAGGTTAGCCAGTGAGCCACCGCGCAGACGCTTCCAGGCGCGGAAGTCGGACACCGAACCCACGCGGGCAATCTGCCGCCAGGTGTCGGGTGCCGTCTGATACGCCGCCAGCAGGGTCTTGTGCATGACGTTTTCCAGCAGGACCGGGAAGTCACTGGTGGTTTGGCCATTACGCAGAACCGCCTGGGCCATGCTGTCATAGCTCATGCCACGAACATTCTGGCCGGACTTTTCCAGAGACATTCTGGCGAAGTCAGACAGGCGCATGCCTCTGAACTCGTTGCCGTTGAGGTCTTCGTGCTTGACCAGACCGGCGCGAGCCAGCAGGGCTTCTTCCATACCGCGCAGCGCTTTCTCTTCATGGGTCTTACCCATTTCGAACTGGCTCGGCGTGGCGCTGGCGTCAGACTTGGCGGCCATCGCATCCAGTACGGAAGCGCGGGCTTCGTCAATGCTGATGCCTTTGTCGATCAGCTTCTCAGCAAAAGTGTCATCCAGCTTGGCCTTGCGAACGGCATCACGGATGGAGGCAATACGGGACAATTCCTGAGTGCGGACCTGAGCGCGGATTTCGTTCGCGTCGGGTGCAGCAGGGGTTTCAACCGGGGTCTGAGCTTCCTCAGCCGGAATTTGGTTTTCGGGTTCGCTCATAGCGTTACCTCTGATGGTGAGTGAGACGGAATGCAGTTCGGATGAACTACGGATTTGCGCGGAGGGGTCCGCAGGAATGGCTACGAGAGAAAGCTCTAGCGGCTCCCAATCAATAGCGCGATAGATAGGAAGGTCGCCCTCCACTTTCGATGGAATCACTTCGTATTCGTGAACTTGATAGCCCACGGAAAGATTCCGCAAAATGCCGTTTTTAACTTTCGCTTCGTACTTCGCCGCGTCGGCGTCATCGTCAAACCTGATAAGCGCAGCCCCTACACCGCCGGATAGCCAGCCACGGTCAACCACGCCAATTACGTTATCAACAGAATAGCTGGCATGGTCTTTGATGAACGGAGCGCCGCTGTTTAAGCGGCCCATTCGTATGTGCTTCGGGTCCATCGAAAGCTCTTCGATGTACGGCCTGTCTAGCCAGTCGAACCGCCGAACTTGTGATCCAGTTGACCACGTAACCTCGACGGTATGATCGTCAGGCTTGTAGCTTCCAGGCTTTACAGCGGCCCGCGTTGACAGTTGCGGCAGTTGCATGGTGTTAGCCATTCGGCGTATCTCCGGTTGTGTCTTGGGTATCGCTCGACTGAACCCCAGCGCGGGTCGCCAGCATGGGAATCTGCTGTGTGATGTCAGGCATTGATGGCTCCGGTTTGGGTGTCGGTGGCGCTGACTTTTGGCTTGGCGTCGAAGCGGTAGTCGCTCTCAACAATCACGCCAGCAGCATCGAGTTTTTGGAGGTATTCGGCTTGTTCAGCCAGAACGGTGTCGGGGTCGTAGCCTTGCGAACGGATGGCTTCGGGTAGCGTCATGAATCCGGCCCTGACAGCGGTGAGCAGCGCGTTCCATTCGCGTGCCGGGTCAACCAGCGTTCTGGACGGTGGCGTCCACTCGGCGGTGAGGTCGGTGGTGTTGACGCCCTGAATGGCAATGGTCTGCTTGAACCAGGCAAAAACCCCGTGACAGAAGCGCGGAATAAACAGGCTCCACTGCCAGGATTCGACGTTGCGGCCCATTTCCATTGCGCCGAGACGGGCAGAGGAGAAATTGACTTCTGACAGATTGCCGGTCAGCGCCTCGAAGGTAATGCCCAGGCCAGCGGCCACACGGCGCAGACAAGCATCGCGGAATTGCGGGTCTTCAGCGGCAGGGGGGGGTGAGGAGAACTCAATCCGCCGCCCGCTCTTCATCATGTAGATGGTGCCGGGTTGCAGATCGGGGATTTCGTCATCCATTTCGTCA